GCTGAAAAAGAACCAGAATCTAAAGAAATAGTTGAGGAATCTACTACTGAAGTTGAACCTGGTCCGAAAAAAGAAGTTGCAGCTGGTAAAAAATCTATTGAAGAAAAGAAACAAGAGAAAGCTGAAAAGATAATTAATAGTTTTGAGAGTCCTTACCAGGATATTACGGGAGTTGTAACTTTAAGAATCATGGATGCTTTAAGCGCAGACATAAATGTTTACCAGAATCAAACTATAGAAGATGTAGCCTGGTACACACAACAAGAATTTTACCAGGATAATTTTATACCAGATCCATATGGGAATTATATTTCAGTTCGTAGTTCCTTAGATATGGAAGAAATGATAGCGAGTCAATATGAGTGAAGTTGAATATAAAGGAATAAAAATAAAAGGTTCAAAAATTTTTTTACTAATCCCCTTACTCGGTTCAATTCTAGGTGGGGCCTATGGAGTTTTTGAAGGATGGAAAATGTTTCAAGATATGTCCGCCAAGATAGATAGTTATGTGGCCCCAGACTTGAGTCATTTCCAGGAACAACTATCTGTTATGGAAGAAAAAATAAATTCCCTGGATGAACAAATCCAAGTTAAAATTGATTCTATTGATACAGAATTTAGGACAGTAAATGAACTTGTCCAGGCTGCTGCTAAAGATGCCAGGACAGTTCGTAATGATTTGCGGCAAGATATTACAGTAATTGAAAATCTAATAACAGAAGTCGATAAACGTTCCAGGGCAAATTATACAGACGTTCAAACATCTATTCGTAATAATGAATCACAAATTCGCAGCCTTATTTCGGAGGCTGAAACGAGGTTTGATGAGAAAAGAAATCTTATCGAGCAAGACTCTAGCCGTAGGGCCGAGTCATTTAGCAAACTCTTAACTGATTTAGAAGAAAGATTTGATACTAAATTGGAAAGAGCATTAAACAATCCATTAGCGGGACAGTAACATGAGAGGCAGACCTAAAAGTTTGAGTACAGTTCATAGAGAAATTCAAGCAGAAATAGATGTATTGAATACTAAATTCAATCATCACGAATTTAAGTGTGAACAAAATAATAAGGAAATAACATTTAGACTTAGACGTTTAGAGACAATCTTATGGGTATCCAGCGGGAGTATTATTTTATTCCTGGCGGGTATCATTACAAAAATTACGTTCCCATAACAAAAGGAGAAATAAAATGGAAAGTATAGTTGGATTATTAAGTTCGGCACCAGAGTGGTTAAACGCGATATGTTTAGTTTTGTCGAGCTGTACGGCAATCACGATTTTAACGCCCTCAAAATCGGACGACAAAATACTTAACACAATACTAAAAGTATTAAATCTTGCTGCTGGAAACTTTGGCAAGAATAGGAATAAGGATACATAGCATGGGAATATTTAGTGCTATCGGAGGAGTCGCCAAGTTAGCTGGAAAGTTACTTGGCTTTCTCTGGATGAAGAAGGCCGTTGAAGGTTCAATGTTAAAGAAGGATATGAAACAAATTAATGAGGCAAAGAATGTTAAAAAAAATATTGATCGTGCTAGTGCTGCTGATCGTAGGAAACGGCTGCGGAAGTTTAAGCGCACTAAACACGAATAACAGTTATTGTAATATAGCTGATCCAATATATGTACCAGACCAGGATTTTGAAATCATTAGTGATGACCTGGTAAATAGTCTTTTGGTTCATAATGAAGTTTATACCAAGTTGTGTGAATGATAGAGTATCTTGCCATAGTCATGTATTGTTTGTCTATGAAATGTACTCCTCATACTGCAGAAATAGAATATAAAGTATCGGAAAGAATACCATTCGAGAAATGTTATGAAACATTATATTCAATATATAAATCAACATCAGCTGGACGGCCTAAAAACCAGAAGTGGCATATGCTATGTGTCCAGGCTGATTTATGGGAAGAAAAACACGGAGTTACTCCCCCTACTCACGAAGGAACTATTTAATGTTAGATAAATTAAAAGAAATAATTATTCATCACGAAGGTAAAAGAAGTTTAGTTTATGATGATGCAACCAGTATATCATTGACTAAAGGATCAACCTTAAAAGGTTATGCAACAATTGGAGTTGGCAGAGACATATCGGGATTTGGTTTATCAGAGGATGAAATTCATTATTTATTAGATAATGATATTAAAAGATGTATTGAAGAAATAGAGAGACAGAATTTTTCCTGGTGGGAAAATCTAAATGAGGTTCGTAAAATTTGTATTATTAGCCAGGTATTTAATATGGGATTAACCAGGTTCTTAAATTTTAAGAATATGATAAAGGCCCTGGAAAGAAAAGATTATGCCAGGGCCTCAATAGAAATGCGAGATTCATTATGGTATAGACAGAATACTAATCGTGTTGAGCAGTTGGCAGTTTGGATGGATTGTGGCCAGTTTCCTCAATAAGATTAATATTTCTATGTTTTAATTTTGACTTAACAATATATTGTTTATTCTCTAAAATCTTTAATGTTTGATATATAGAGCTAACACTTTTAATACCATTAATATTAGCCAATTCTTCTGTAGTAGGACTATACCCATTTTTATTTTGATATTTAACAATGCTATCATAAATTTTCTTTTGTTTTGGAGTAAGTGATTCCATTATATTTTCTCCTTATACAAATCAAATCTTATTTTTCTTTCGCAAGGTGTTTTATGGTTATATAATTTTTCTATATTCACTAAAAAATCATCTCTAGAACCTTGGTTTTTTAACATGGCTGAAAAGTTTTCAAGCTTTTGTTTAAATCTATTCCATTCAAATTCTTTTTTAGTTAAAGCTGCAATCATAGCCGTAACAAAAGTTCTTTTTTTATAATGTTGAAAATATTCACCAATTTTATTTATTCTAGTAGCCATTTTTTTACCTTTTTCCAGGTTAGTTATTTTAAAGTTGCCTAACTTAAACTCAATCATATCTTTTGGGCCAGTTGCTTTAGCGTTAGTTAACATTTGCACACTTTCCCTTATGCCAAATTTATAAGTACGAACAAACCATTCCAGGTAAACATAATCCTCAATTCCTAAATCTTTAAAAGAGTTCATATATGTTATAGGTGTCCAACTCTTTTGAACGGAATTTACCTGGCGAATATCATTCAAATTAAAATTCTTTTTAATAATAAAATGAACATCTTTTTTTAATAATCTATAGGCCTCGAATCTATGTTGACCATCAATAATATTCATTTTCTCATCAACAATAATAGGCATTTGTAAATCTTTTTCTTTAATACTGTTTACCAAATTGTTTACATGAGTGTAATTAATGGCTCGATTACCTTTAACAAATTTAAAATCACCATAATCTTTAGTAATATTAATTTTACTATTCATTTTTATCCTCCTCTACTAATGAAATTTTAAGAGATTTACTTCTTCCGCCAGGACTTGCTGGTACAGTATATTCTTTCCTGGGAGATGTTTTGCCCCATTCAAGTTTAATACCATGTCCTTCCGCAAACTGGTGGTTTCCCATAAAACTCATTAGTTCTGCCTGGGATCGTTCTAAATATATTTGTGTATTTTTTATATTTTCTTTAGCGTCTAAAATTAATTCAGCTACACCCGCTAATTCTTCTGTTAAATTTAGAGTCGGCAATCCATCATCTAATGTATAAACATCTGGGCCTTCATTCGGCCTATATATTGGGTACCAATCAGTAACTCCATCTCTTTTATATGTCTTAATTCTTTTATCGAATTCAATAACTTCTTCTTCAATTCTTTTCTGTAAAACTGGATTTGCTTTATAGACATATACTTTATGATACATTCCCTGGTACAAGATAGATACTGCTGACCAGGTTAAACCCGAACACATCATTAATCCTTGTACTTGTATTGGCCCCTTGTTTGGATCTGGTACTTCCGTAGGATATGAACCAACTAATTTAGCCTCAAGAATACCTGGGCCATCTATATCTAATGAATCAATAATTTTTCCATTTTCATTAAAGCAATAGACTCCCTTCTCTTCATCAGTTTTAATTGTTTGGTTTGTAGCCAGGCCTATACCATCTACTGAACCAGCTAAAGGTAAAGTATCATGTAAATATGGATGTTCTATTCCCGTCTCAACTTTCATATTTAATTTTTTACCAGCGTGTTCCAGGTTATAAGGTTCACTAACATTACCAAAATGAATTGGATCATTTTCAATAACTGGCCGTTCATAATCTGGCTGCAGAGCTTTAAATGATTTTTGCAATTCTTCATTTGGTGATGAGTATTTATTTTTTCCAAATAGACTTGGTAAGCGAGAACAAGACATCATAACATCATCTGTTAATTTACCTATTGCTGCTTTATTATGTTCTACATATCTATTATCCATTACACTACTCCTAACGCAACTACGGCCATAGGAAATAGATATATGCAACATATTGCTATTGCAATTATAGTAAAAATGTCGTATATAAAAGACCTCTTATTAATCTTACTAAGTGTGTTATTCTTATTAAGTTTATTAAGCTTTTTTCTCTTCTTATTTTTAGATGTTGTATCACCATTATTAGTGTCTAATGATGAATTGTGGTAATATATATTATGCGCCCTAAAGTTGTTCCACTTACCAACCCAAAGACTTCTACCATTATGGCCTTCTATATCAGAACCATAGACTTTAAAAGCGTTTCCGCTAATTACCTTGTATAATTCATTGTCAACTTTCATTTTAATCCTCCCACTAAATTGTTGTTTCAATAATCAAAAGGTTTTTCCATACAATAAGTTGTATTATCTGCAGCCTCTATTCCAGGTGTATTAAAATGACTTTCGTCAGCATCCATTAACAGTTGTCTATGCAATTCGTATAACCTATATTTACAATAACTAACCTTTTCCCACTTAGGCATTTTTTTATTGTTCAATATATTTTCAAAATTATCCGCAACGTTCCGAAAATTTTTAACTACATTTTCGATATGATGTGGATGTAGCATAGGCACAGTTACTCGAGCTGCTACTCCTCCCTGGACTCTTCGAGAATAAGTCTGCACATTTTGTCTTTCTTTTTTCAATCTATCGTATGACATTCTATTTCCTTTCTATTAAAAAACGTAAAACATTTTTTTTAAAAATCCAACTCTAAAAATTAGTCGGAAAATAAGAGTAACTTCTGCCGCAATTACTCGTTTAATAGTTGCGCTATATCATCAACTTTATCTTCAAATGCCTTGACTAAAGTTTTACCAGCCGTAAACACTATACCCACATATCCTGGAGGACGTTGTAATTCGCACAATTCTTTTGAGGCAATTCCATCTTTTACAATAGTTAAAAATGTATGATATGAACTTACCTCGTTAATATATTTTTGATTTAATTTTACTGCCATTGCAAATTTTATTCACTAGGTACATTGTTATAATATTATTATACTGTTTCTTTGGACATAAATCCGTAACATATTTAGGTAAAGCATGGTATCGAGCAGCTATCGCTAAAGCAGCTATTGTTCGAGTATCTAATGATTTATTCCATCTTTTACGAATATCTGAGTGTGAAGAACGATTTAAAACTGTAACAAATGCTAATCGTTTTAACATCCATTCTTTATGATTTCTATTTTTTCTATCTTCCCAAGGCACTACTGGGTAACCATCTATCAT